CACGGATTTCGATCGGTCGGTCCCGCTCGAACAAACCGGCAAGACGGTCATGGGCGAGGTGTTCAACGTGTTCACCGACAACCCCGCCAAGACCGGCCAACCCATCCCGTTCCGGATCGTCGACGACGCCGTGACGATCGATCTCGGGCTGGTGTCCGTGTGGGTGGACTATCGGCTCCGGCCCAGTGAGATGAGCGCCACCACGCATTCCACGCTCACCACGTATGCCGCCGGGGATCGGGTGTATCTCGCCGCAACGGGGCAAACGTATCGGGCCCTTGCGACCAACACCAACCAGGTGCCCAACGTGGCGCCGACTTTCTGGGCGGTGGAACCTTTCCCGTATGTGCTCGCGCCGCATGTGACCCATGCCGCGTATGCCGACGCCCTGCGCGAGGACGGGCAACACGACAAAGCCCGCATCGAACGCAGCGAGGCCGAGAGCCTGCTCGACGATGAGATGGACAAAATCAACCAGCAGCAACGTCAAACCGCCCGCGCATTTGCGCGTCTGGCCTGAGCCACACATTTTATGAAAAGCCTAATTTACGGTCACACCTCCACGGGCAAAGCGTTGCCGGTCAAAGTCGACAACGACGGAGCCCTCATGACGGGGAACGTCGAGACGCCCTTCCGCGAGACGTTTGAATCTTGGCCCTCGCCGGAGTGGACCGAGACCAAAGCCCCGGGCGACATCGTGACCGTCGACGGCAACGCCCTCGGAGCGTCCTACCTAGCAATTTCTCTGAGCCCGCTGACCGCCGGAACCGAGACGTTTGTCGATACGGTGGACACGTTCAGCATGCCGTTCGAGATGGCTGTTGGTTTGCACCTGAGTCAGAACACATGGGGTCAAGATTGTTCGGTTGAATTTATCGACGTCGAGGAAATCCCGGCGGTGGCGGACATGGAGATTTCCGCGATTTCGCAGACCACTACGGTTTTGACCGTGGACACCGTGCTCCCGCACAACCTGGTCCCGGGGAAACGCATTGGGATCCGGGGGTGCTCGAACGCGGTGGTTAATTACCCGTCTGTGGTTGTGGCGGCGATCGCCAGCCCCACGCAGTTCACCGTTACCGGCGGTCCGAACTCCACGATCCCGTCACAGACCGTGACCAATCCGGCAGGGGCAAAAGGGTTTGTGTATTTCCGGCCCGCGCTGTCCAGCCGGCGCAACGGAACCGCCCTGCATTTCGAAAGCACGACCGCCACGCTCGGGTTTGTGTATGCCCGAGCTTCTGCCGGTGACGCGCTCCCGTTTGCATCGGGCTCCGGCAACGCGCTCAACGCACGGCAGGCGGCATCGGTGGGCACCACCGCCAGTGTGCCGCTGGTGGCCAGCTCGCCCTACACGTACACTTTTACCCCGACCAACGAATACCGGCTGACGCTGATGGAAGATCGGCTCCAGTGGTCAGATACCCTGGTTGATTCCATTGCAGCCAGCAACCCCCGCATGACGCGCACGCAAGTCGTGCCGAATCCGGCGAAACGCTACCGGGTGCGCTTGAAAGCGCGCAACGAGCCTTCGCTGACGGTCCCGTCCGCGCAGGTCGTGACGGTGAGCAAAGCGGGGGCAACCACCGCGACCGTGGTCACGGCAGCGGCGCACGGATTGGTCACGGGCGATTTGATTGTGGGTTACGGGCAACGCGACACCGGCACCGGTTTTTATCCCGCGCTGACCACGCCCGCAGCGGTGACGGTCGTTGACCCGACCACGTTCACCGTGGTGTGGGGAACCGCCGCCACCAACACCAGTTTTGGCGGCTTCATCGCCAAGGTCAACGCGGCGTGCCCCGTGCCAGGCGCCGTCTCGCAGTCGATCCAATCGGCGGTGAAAACCACCTTGGCAGACGGCCAACACCAGATCGTTCTCGTGGGTTCGGCTACTTGGGCCGGCTTGGTGATTGGGGACGAGGTGGAAGTGCTCGGCGCGCGGGATGCCGTCAACGGCCTGACGAGCATCGGAATTGACGGCACCTGGAAGGTGGCGAACCTTGCGACGACCACGCTGACGTTGGTCAACGTCCCTGGATCTTCGCCGACGGTGCCGGATTTCGCCTTGGTCAACTGCGGAGGGGCGGTCATCAAACGCACCACGATGCGGGTTTCGTATCTGCGGCCAACTGAATTCGAACGCAACCGTGTGGAAATGTTGCCAAGACCCTCGGGCGACGCTGCCAGCTCGGTGCCTGTTTCCGGAGCCGTGACCGTTTCTTCGGGAACCGTCGCCGCAGCGGGCACCGTGGCGGTGGACGCCGCGATCGGCAACCCGGTGACGGCAGGTTTGCGGGCATCCAGCGCCAACATCACGGCCATGTCAGCCGCAGGCGACAGCGTGGGTTGGATGGGCACCATGATCGGTGCGGGCGTCGTCAAGCCGTATGCCATCCCCGAAGCCGGCTTCAACGCATCGCTGGCCCTGACCACCACCACGGCCGCCCAAATCCAAGCCGCTGGCGCCGCCGGCATCAAACGGCATTTGACTGCGGTGCAGGCGATTAACACCGGCGCCGCCGCCGTGGATCTCATCCTCCTCGACGGTGCCACCGAACGCTGGCGTTTGCCGTTGCCCGTCAACATCCCGGTGGCCTTCGAGTTCCCGACCGAAATCGTGACGACAGCGGCCACCGCTCTCAACGCCAACCTTTCCGCCGCCGGCACCGTGCGTGCGAACTTCCAAGGCTACACCGCTCCGTAAACTTCATGAAACTCATATCCATCGCCATTTCCTACCCAACCGGATCCGTCACCTGTCAGTGTATGCTCCTGGTGCAAGACAACCCGGTTGTGGTCCCGTTCACCGTGGCCGAGTCGTTGCTTTACGCGGCGGCCGCCGATCGTGGGGCGGACACATGGGAGAACGAAGACGTGTGCCTCGTGGGCTCGCAGATCGTCGGGCAACCCATCACCCTCTGATGTCCGCCGACCCGGATCTCCTCACGCTGCTCCCGGAAGCGGGCCCCACGGTGCTCTTGGCCGTGGCGGTGCTGGCCCTCTGGAAACGGGACGAGAAACGCGACAAGGAACGGTTGGAGATCGGTGCCCGCAGGGATGAACGCATCTCGGCGCTGGAGGCCAAGCAGGATCTGCACGCTTCCCAATACCGGGAGCTCGCCGAACGCATGGCCGATGTGGTGTCGGAAACCAAACACGTCATGGAGAAGGTGCTCCAAAAGCTGGGATGAACCGGTGGCTGGTGCCGTGGCTCGTGGCGGCGGCCCTTTCGGTGCCCTGCGCACGGGCCGGGCGCCAATGTTACCGCGAGTGGACCGGCACCCATTGGATTTCAAGCAGCGGGATCCGACACAACAAAGAGTGCCGTTACTTTAAAAACTGCCGGGGCCGACTCGGTCCTTCCAACGAATGTCAACCATGCAACCTCTGCGGCGGATAACCCGGTTCTCCGGAAGCGCGTTCACCCGGCACCTCGCACGCCGGGAGATCCTCGACCGTGGATTGCCCCTGCGCTGGTGGAGCGAGTTTCAATCCGACCTGCACGTTTACACCGTGGCCGCCGCCGGGTTTATCGTGCCGGCCGGGTTCCTCACCGACGGCGCCAGCGTGCCCCGGGCCGTGTGGGCGCTCCTTGCCAGCTCGGATCCCGACATTCTCTACCCGGCGTTTGCCCACGATTACCTTTACGCCGTGTGGGGGAAGATCCCCAACGGGCTCACGCTCACCCGGCAACAATGCGATGAGACCCTGCGCGAGCTCATGCTCGCCATCGGCGCACCCGCGTGGAAAGCCGCCCTCGTGTATGCCGCCGTCCGGGCCGGGGGACAGTCCGCTTGGGACCGGGACGACACCAAGAAACTCATGTTCACCTGATGCCCCTCTTTCACCGGCACCTCCTCGCAGCGGGCCTCTTCGCTCTCTACCTATGGCTGACTCTCTGATCCTTCCCCCGGCAAAGCCCAGGCTCACCGCCAACGCGATCCGGAAACTGCTGGCAAACCACGGCGTGACCGAGGCCGTGGCCATGCTCGGGGTGCGCGGGTATTACCGCGACACCATGGGGGTGCCCGGCCAGAACGACCGAGGGATCTATGACGACGCGATCTTCATCCAGGCCCCGTCGGTCACCGCCGCGTTCAACGCCAACACCGACCCCAGCCGGCACAGGCAAGGGATCGCCTCGCTCCGGTGCGGCACATGGCGGTATCGGATCGGCATCCACGGCCTGAGCAAACCGCGCAAGGATCAATACGTCGCGCTCGTCCAAGCGGCGCCTGTCACCGTGGACCGCGACAACGCCGCCGCCGAGACCGGCTGGTTCGGCATCAACATCCACCGGGGCGGGTTTGGAACGACCTCCTCGCTCGGGTGCCAGACCATTTACCCGGACCAATGGAAGGCTTTCATCGCCTCGGTCCAAGACCAGCTCGCCCGCAACAATCAACACACGCTCCCTTACGTTCTCATCCAAGGCCCCGTCGCATGAACGATTTTCTGACCTCCGCCGATCCCGCAGTGTCCGACATTTTGAAGGAACTCCAGGATTGCCTCACCAACTCCAGCGGGTTGACCAATCAGCAGGAAGCCGACTGGCGCACCCGGATGTGCCTCTGGACCGGGCAGAGCGACGATGGGAGGAAATGGAAGGATCGCCTCGGGGTGGATCCCATGCCGTGGAACGGCGCGAGCGATCAGAGGGTGCGCGCCGTGGACGAGGTGATCAACGAACAGGTCGCCCTCATGCTGGAGGCGTTCTCGCGTTCCATGGTGCAGGTCACCTCCAGCCGAGGGGACAGCATGGGTGCGTCCCAGCTCGTGAACCATATCCTGACGTGGCTGTTCAAGGTCCATCTCCGGAGCGACCTGGAACGCGAGCTGGAGCTCTATGCCAATTACCGCCAGCAATACGGCATGGCCGTGATGGGGGTTTGGTGGGAACAACGGCGTCAACTGGAGAACGAGGAGATCGACCTGGAGAAGACCTATGCGGACGCCCAGGAAGATCCCGAGAAACTCACCAGCCTCGCCCTGCTCGTGGAGAAACTCCAGGACCCGCTGGCCGAGGAGGAAATGCTGGCGTTCATCCGGGGATATTCCGAGAGCATCTCCAAGAAACAGGCCCGGGTCATCCTCAACGAATTGCGCGAGACCGGCCGCAGCCTGGTGCCCCGCGAGACGATGCTTTCCTCGCTCCCGTGCTGGGAAGCGCTCCGCCCGTTTGTGGACGTGTTCTTTCCCGTGGCCACCAAGAGCATGCAGGCGGCCCGCTGGATCGCGAAGATCGAATGGGTGACCGCCACCGAGTTGGCCGACAGGGCCACCACGGACGATTACGACGAGGCGTTCATCGACGCCGCGCTCAAGACCAAGGGCAAAGATTGGGAGGGCAACATCCTCCAGACCGCCACGGACTGGACCCGGGCCCGCCGTGGGTCCACCAGCCCGTTCCTTGAGGATGTGGAGGATCTCATCCAAATCTTCCACGTTTACCGCCGGGGCACGGACACCGACACGGGTGTGCCCGCGATTTATTGCACGGTCATTTCGCCGCATGTGCCCGAGCTGGCGGCGAAACATGAGTTGCTCCCCTACAAACACGGCCGGTTCCCGTTCGTGGCCGGGGTGCGCGAATACGTGGGCCGGTCCATGAGCGAAAGCCGGAGCGTGCCGGAGCTGGGGAAATCCCTTCAGGACAGCATCAAAGCGCAGAGCGATGCGCGGACCGACTACACCAGTATCGCCACCATCCCGCCCGTGATCGTCCCGCCCAACCGGGGCAAAACCCGCCTCGAGTTCGGGCCCGGGGTGCAACACACCGAACGCCGCTCGGGCGAACTCCGCTGGATGGCGCCGCCGCCGGGCAACCTCGGGGCGTCGGTGGAGGTGGAACGCAGCAGCCAGGAACGGCTTGACCGGTATTTCGGACGGAACACCCAGAGCGTCAACCCGGTGCTCTCGCAGCTTTTGCAGACCCGTTTGGTGAACAAGTTCCTGAGCGAGGTGCAGGAGATGGCGACCCAGACCGTGCAGCTTGCCCAGCAGTATCTGCCGGAAACCACCGTGGAACGCATCACGGGCGGGCAACGGGTGCCGTTCACCGTGAGCCGGGACGAGATCCAAGGGCAGTTCGATATCCGGATCGCGTTCGACGTGGCCAATCTCGACCGGGAATTGCTCAAGCAAAAGCTGGAGTTTCTCCAGGGGGTCATGGGCATGGATCAAACCGGACAGGTGGACCGGGCCGGCGCGGTCAACTGGGCGATGGGTTCGTTCGATCCGCTGCTTGCGCAGCAGCTCGTGGGCGATCCCCAGGCGGTGGCCGCCAACGAGACCGAGGACGAACAGAAGAACTTCGCGCTCATCACCAGCGGGGTGGAACCGCCCATGCGCGAGTCCGGCCAGAACTATCAGCTCCGGTTGCAGACCCTCTTGGGGATCGTCCAGCAAAACCCGGCAGCGGCGCAGAGCCTGGAGATGCGGGCGGATCGCAAGGCGCTGTTCGAGAACCGGGTGAAACATCTCCAGTTCATGATCCAGCAGCAGACGAACGCCAACACCGGACGCACCGGGGCGGAGCCGCTCATGGAGCCGACCGCCTGACGAGCCTTCATTTCCCGCTTTTCCGTGGTTTCCGCACCGCAGCTTTGCCAGCGGTGCCGCCCCGCTTTCACTGTCTTTCCCGTGCGTTACGAACGAGCCACACAGAACGATGCCGAGAGCCGCGTGGACGGCGATTCTGTGTTCCTCGGCGTGAACACGAAGCTCCGCAAGGAATTGCTGGACCCGGGCTGGTGCGCGGGGGCGACGAACAAGGTGTTCGCCACGGGCGCAGCCGACACACGGCCCGGGTTCCGGATGCCGGTGAGTCACCGGATCGGCACGGCGGCGCTCCCGGCCAACACCTACATTCGCGGCTCGGGGGTTTACTCCGACCCGGACGGCGTGGAATACATCGTGCACGCGGCAAGCGACCGGGCTTATTTCACCCGGGAAAACAGCTCGGGGTTCAGCATCGCTTACACGGGACTCGTGACCGCCAACCCCATCGATGTGGTGCAGGCGTTCAACCAGGTGCTCCTGTTCCGGGGTCCGGGCAAGGTGCCTTGGGTGTGGGATGGCGACATCAACACGACGTTTGTGCAGGCCTCGCAGGTGGACCCGGGCGCGGGGCTCAGCCCGATCCCGGGCGCGACGACGGCGGAGCTCATGGCGAACCGGCTTTTCATCCCCTACAGCCGGGACCAAATCGCGGTGTCGGATCTGCTCGACTACACGGCTTACGACGCGGCGCTCAATGATTTCAACGTGAACTCCGGGAGCGACGACGCGATTGTGCGCGTGTTCCCGTTCACGAACAATTCGCTCCTGGTGTTCAAGGACCAGAGCACGCATCTCATTTCCAACATTTACGGCGACCTCTCCGAGGTGCGGCTCGACCAGATCAACGCGGAGATCGGGTGCGCGGCCCGGCGTTCGGTGGCGATGGTGGGGGGGGACGTGTTCTTTCTGGCGTCGGACGGGGTCTATCGGGTGCAACAGATCATCCAGGGCCGGCTGCAAACGGGGGCCACTCCAGTGTCCGACCCCATCACCCCGTTGATCCGGCGGATCAACGAGAACGCCCGGGGCCTGTGCACGGGGGCGGTGTTGGGGCGTTACTACTACCTTGCGGTGCCGCTCGACACGGCGACCCGGCCCAATGCGCTCCTGGTGTACGACACTGTCACGGACGCCTGGCAGGGCATCCACAAAGGGCCCGTGCCGCAGTCGGCCACGGACCAGGGATTGTTCTTCGATAACCTGCTCATCTCGGATTGGGGCGGGGAGAAACGGCTTTACGGGATGTATCACGGACCGGCCGGGGGGTCGGACAATGCGCAGTCCGGGGCGTTCCTGCTTTACGACGGGGTGACGGATCAATGGAACGGGGTGGAGTATCCCGTGGCGGACCAGATCGAGACCCGGGGTTACACGTTCAAAGATCATCAGCCGAAGGTGCTGCGCCGGATCAGTTTCAACCTGGAGACATGGGCGCCGAGTGTGACGGTGGATCTGCTCACGGACGGTTACAACGAGACGACGAGCACGGGCCCGGCCATCACCAAAAGCCGGAGCCGCTACTACACGCACGGTGTGCCCGACTGGAACCCGAGCAACGCCGCGCTCGATCACGCCACGCCGCGCCGGGAGGATTACTCCGTGGATCTGGCCGTGCCGATTCTGCTCGACCCGCCCGGGGTGGATTTCGACGCCCGGCAAACGCTCCTTGAGAAACGGGCGGTGTCGGCCACGGCGCGGTCCGTGTCGATGCGGATCAGCAACACGCAAGGCGTCTGCGCGGTGACGGCCACCACGGTGGAGGCCACCAACCCGCAGCGCACCCTGAAACCACTCGCATGATTCTCACAGTCACACCAGGCATCAATCTTTCGAGCGTCACCGGGCCGATCAGCAAGGCGCAGCTCAACCAACTGGGGCAGCCCACGGTGGGGTTGGTGCCGGGAAGCGTGGTGACGGCGGACACAAATTTCGTTTCGTTGAGATGCACGGATGCATCCTTCCCGAACTACGAGCTCTACAATACCGCCGGGCCGGTCGATAAGAAACGCGCTCGGCTAGCACACGACGCACTTGGAAATATCGTAATAGACCGCGTCAACGACGCTTACACGAGCGCGGCCGGCGTTGTCGGGTGGGACGCGTCAAACAACATGACGCTTTATGGGCCCAGCTTGACCGTCAACGGGTCGATTAAGAATGTGACAGGCGCGGTTACCGGTGCTTCGGACGCATCCGCGTGGACGATTGGCGCAGGATCCAGCGTACCGGGCACCGGAACGGGTGGGGGATATGTCCAACTTTTCGGTGGCACTCATTCCACATGGCCGGGCCGTGTGTTCTTCGGGACGGGGACCAATACCCACGGCGGATTCGACGACAGCGGGAACCTTGGCGTCGGGACGCTAACCCCAGCCGCAAAGCTGCATGTGGCTGGTGATATTCTCATAGAGAACACTCGCGCGTTTAGGTTTTTGGATACAGCGGGCAGCTCTCCCGGATTTGCGTGCCAAGTTGATAACCATTTTATTTTTACAGGATCAAGCAGCACGGGAGGCGGTAGGCCAATTTTTGGATGCGTCATGCAGAGCGACACCTCCGCGTTACAAGTCTTCGCGCCGCTGAAGATCGGCGCGGCGGGGGTGGAATTCAAAAGCGTGCTCAAAGCCACCGTCACGCAAACCCCCAACAGCGGGTCGCCGTTGGCAGCGGGAACGCTCTATCAAGTAACAGCGACGGTCACAGGCGCATTGCCCGGCGCTCTGATTATCGTCAAAGACTCCTTAGCAAATAAACCAAACCTCGTGCTCAGCGCCGCGTGCCTCTCGGCAGATTCGGTGATTGTCTACTACCTCAACGAAGGCACCTCCTCATTCAACTGGGGAACCCAAGCGATCGACCTTTACGTCTTCAACACATGATTACCATCGAATCCCCGCACAGCGTCCTGGTCAACGGCAGCCATTACGGGGCCGTGTGCGACACCATCGCCAACAATCCGCAGCTCGCCTCCGACATCCAGCGCGCCCTGGTCGCCTACGACACCGCGCTCCGCGACGAACACGCCGCGCAGATCGCCGCGCTCAACCAAACTCACGCCGAAGCGCTCGCCGTCGAAGCCGACAAAGCCGCTGCGCTCAAAGCCGAGCGGACCGTGCTCCAAGCCGAGCTCGACGCGAACCTCGCTTATCAAGCCCAGGTGTTGGAGAAGGCGGCCGTGGTCGTGCCCGAGGCGGTCAAGACCGGGAAGTTCGACGCCGTGCTCGAACTGCTCGCGTTCGCAGGCAAACCCCTTGCCGATAAACGCCGCGACGAGGAAGCCGCCAAACTGCGCGAGCTCGAAGCGGAGCTCGCCGAACGCCGCGCCAAACTCGGCCTCTAACTTTATGTCGCGCTCCTACACGCTTTCGCCCAAGAAGAAGAAGAAGAAAAGTGCGCCGTCTTACAAAGACTCGCGCAACCAGCAGAGCGCGCAGGATTACGCCAACAGCCTGCTCGACTCGTTCCAGCAACGGCAGGAACAAACGCTGAGCTCCGCGATCAAGCAGACCCCCAAGGCGATCGCCGCCACGGCGGCGGCGATGGAGAAAGCGGACCGAACCTCGCGCACGAACCGGATCGGGTTCCTGGAGGAGTTCGGGCAACGGGCCCGTGCGGCGGCGTTCAAGGCCAACCCGGAGCTGCGCAGTGCGCTCGACCGTTACAACTCGGGCACGACCGACGCCGCCGATGCGCTGGGCGATGCCGCCACGGGCCGCAGTGCGTTGCTCGCTTCGCTGAACGAGGACGCGCTGGCCGCAGGGCCGAGCGCGATCTCCCGGGCGCTCGAGCAAAATGCGCTCGATGAACTCTCCCTCGGGGGCAGGCTCTCGGCGGATGAAGCCCGGCTGGTGGATCAAACCAGCCGCGCCGCGTTTGCGGATCGCGGGTTGGTGCGGTCCAACCCGGCCATTGTGGCCGAGGTGATGAACCGCGATGCCGCCCAACGCGCCCGGATGCGGGAACGCCAGGGGTTTGCGGGATCGGTGAACCAGCAGTTGCTCGGGGAACAGGCGCAGAACCGGGACTTCGGCACCAACGTCGAACAGCTCAACCGGGCCGACGCGGCGCAACGGGCCGGGTTCCAAACCCAACGGGCCGGGCTGCTCTCCAACGCGGTGACGATCAACCAGGCGATCGATCCCGCGCAGCAGATTCTGGCCGGGCCGACCAACGCCGGCGGCGCAACCCAGAGCGGGCTCAGCCTGCTCAACATGAGCCAGAGCACGCCGACGATGCTCACCGGTCTCCAAGACCAGGCTTACGGGGCGTTTCTCAACCGGGACGAAAGCCGATACAACGCGGCGCTCAACGCGGCCACGGCGCAGGACGCGGCAAACAAACAACTCGCAGCCGCACGGTCCGCCGGGAAAAGCGCGATGATCGGTTCGGGCATTCAAGCCGTCGGATCGCTCGGCGGCGCTGCGATCGGTGCGGCGGGGCTTGTCATTTTCTGAGCCATGCCGCGACTCGACGAACTGATTGAGGCCAGCCAGGCGCAGATCCGCGAGGCGTTGGAACAGTCCACCGCACCCGTTTTGCTCTGCTCGTTTGGCAAGGACTCGATGGTGCTGCTCCATTTGCTCCGGTCGATGGGGCTGGACCTGCCCGTTGTGTTCCATCGGGATCCGTGGTTTCCCCACAAATACGCGTTCGCGGATCGGATGATCCGGGAATGGAACCTCACCGTTTGGGATTGGCAGCCGGTGGCGGTGAGCCTCTGGCACGGGAAAGGCATCGTGGCGTTCACGAATCATTATCAGATCGGCCAGACGCCCACGGGTGAACCGGTGACGTGTTCGGTGCCGAAGAACATTCTCCCGCCCGTGGAGGGTAAACCTTACCTGTGCGGGTTGGCGGATCTCATGCACCGGCCTACGGGCACGTTCAAATACCCGTGGGACCTGGCGTTCATCGGGCACAAGTCCAGCGACCAGGATCAGATCGCCGGCCGGGTGCCGTTGCACACGGACCTTGTCCGGGTGGACCACGGGCCGACTGGAGCGTTCCCGCTCCGGCACTGGACGGACGATGATATCTGGGACTACACGGACCGGTTCGCCGTTCCCGTGCAGACGGATCGGTATTACCGGGATGATCTCGGGTGGGATGAGTTGCCGGATAAGACGCATAACTCGGATTATTGGACGGCCTGCATGGCGTGTATCGACCGGCGCAACGGGCCGACGGTGCATTGCCCGAAGCTCAAACGGCAGGTGCGCAATGTGTCCGGAACGGTGGCGCATATGGAACTCCGGGCGTCGTATTTCGGGGAGGAGGCGCCGACGTGCTCTTAGTCCCCACGTTCATCGCGGCCTCGGGGATTCACGGGATCGGGCTCTTCGCCGCCCGCGACATTGCCCGGGGGGAACCGCTCTGGGAGTTCACCCGGGGGATCGATACGCGGTTTGAGTTCGAGGACGTCGGCCGGTTCCCGCTCCATGTGCAACGGCGGGTCCGGCATTACTGCTATGTGAACCCGGCCCGGCCCGGCGCCCTGGTGCTGTGCGGGGACGACGCACGGTTCTGGAATTTCGCCGCCGATCCCAACGCGATCGAGGACGCGCCGCCCCGGCACGACCGGGAGAGTGTGCTCGTGGCCGCCCGCCCGATTGCGGCCGGGGAAGAGCTCACTGTGGGGCTGGAGACCGATGCCGACGCGGCCCGCAAACTTTCACACCGATAACACGCCATGCAATACAACCCTTCTGTCAACGACAACCGCGGGAACATCATCGCGAACTCCGCCGACAACGTCGCCCGCACGACTTTGGCCGGGTATCAATCCATGGCCGACGGGATCTCCCAGGCGGGGCGGTCGGTGGCCGGGGGGATTATGGGGTACGGTCAGGAGCGGGATCGGCTGGAGAAGGAGTCGGCGCTCATTGACGGGAAGACCCGGGCTTACGCGCAGATGGGGGTGCTATCGGACGCGGATTACGCGGCGATGGCGAAGGGCAATCTGGCGAAGAAACGGGAGATCCTTTCCCAGGCGGATGCGATTTATCTGGATCAGATCCAACGGCAGAATCAGGGGTTGCAGGAGCGGAAACTGAATGAGGATATCCGGCAGTTTGATGTGAATCATCCGGCGGGGTGGGAGCCAACGGCGAAGATCATGCAAAAGAATGGGGCGACTGTGGTGATGCAGCAGACCAGCCCGTTCCAAGGGTCGGTGCGGGTGCTCGATGAACCGGCAATGCCTGAACCTGTCATTGATCCGACTACGGGGAAACCTATGGCCGGGTGGTTGAAGATAGGAAACCGATTGGTGAACACGAACGCGCCGCAGGGAGGCTTGTGGGGTCAGGCATTTCCCGGCACTACAGGTTCAGGAACGACTGCGCCCGGGTCCGCGACTCCGGCACCCACAGCCGCCGGCGGGAATGTGGTGGTGGGCACGATCCGCACCCAGAACGGGCGCCGGTATCGGTACGACGGCAGTGAATGGAAGGAGATCAAGTGACGTTCGATCCGAGCCAGCCTTATACGGAGGAGGTGCCGTTTGATCCGGCGCAGCCGTTCACCGAGGAGGTGCCGTTTAATCCCAATGCGCCTTCGTCGCTGGCCGCCGGTCGGGCACGGGTGACGGTTTACAACAACCACGAAGATCAATACGGCTCGGAGTCCGCCCGGAAGAACCCGCTCACGGGCAAGCGGCAGTCGCAGGAAGGCGTGACGATCGCGGTGGACCCCAAGGTCATTCCCTACGGGAGCCGGGTGAAGATCCCGGCGCTGGCCGAGATGAGCGCGAACAAGGACGGGGTGTTCATCGCCCATGACACGGGCGGCGCGGTGAAGAGCCGGAAGGCGTCCGGCGGGAAGGAGCCGGTCATCGATGTGTATGTGGCCGGGCAGAACCGGGCGGAGGCGAATGCGCGCATGGCGGCGCTGGATTCCGCGATCGCGCAGATGAGCAACGGCTCAGGAAATTTGGACTTTGAGTTGCTCGATCCGCCGCCCGCTCAGAAACTCGACGGGGACACGGGCACAAACCGGATCCGATCGGGTCTCTCGACTTTCGCGCAGACGGCCGAGGCCGGGCTGGGCAAGGCGGTGGAAGGACTCGGGACGCTGGGCGCTCAGGTGGTGTCGGCTGTGCAAGGCACGGGCACGCCGCAGGAGGCGGCGGCGGAGGAGCGCAGTTTGCGCCAGATCATCGCCAAGGCGAAGGCCGCGCCGGACTTTCCCCAGAAAGACGCCCGGCTCGCGGAGCTGGAGCAACGGCTGGCCACGCTCGGTTCGTCGAAGGAGATTCTCGAGGTGCCGGATGCGATCCGGGCCGCAGGCCGTGCGGTGGTGGCCGATGCGGAAGATCGGTTTACGCCCAACCCGGCTTATGCAGGGGAGTTTTTCGCGGAGACGGTGCCGCAAGTGGCCGGGAGCGCGGTGCAGTCGGTCGCGCCGTTCCTTGTGCCCGGGGTGGGCCCCGCGCTCGGGACTGCGCAGATGTTTGCGCAGACTTACCAAGACACTTACGAGAAGAACCGCGCCAAGGGGGTGGATGAAGAGGAGGCGATTCGGAGAGGGTTGCTCAACGGGATTGTGTCCGGTGGCCTGGAGCCGATCGGCGGCGGGATTGTGGCGGGTGCAATGAAGAAGCTGGCCGCTGGAAAGGCGGCGCAAGGGGTGGGCCGGGCGATCGTGCAAGGCACGATGGGCGAGGGGGTGACGGGTTCGTTGCAGGAGACGGCTTCGCAGGTGATCAGCCAGGAGCAGCTCAACCCGATGGAGATTGCCAAGGCCGGGGCCCTGGAGGCGCTCGGGGGTTTCATGATGACGGGCGGGGCCGCCGGTGTGGGCAGGGTGGCGCAACGCTTTGCCACGCCGCAGCCAGGCGACCAAGCCGCCGCGCCCGCTACCGCAAACCTCGCTTCGCTTTCGGTGGGTGCCACGGAGCTCACGCCCGAGGAAGCCGCGCTCTTTGCCACGGCACCCGCAGCGCAGGCGGTGCCGGTGGCCGCGCCTGCTCCGGTGGCAGCGGTTGCTCAAGATCCGACCGATCGGTCAGATCCGACCGATCCGACCGATCCGCAACCCAATGAGCAGAACAACCAAGCGCCCTTACCGGGGCAGCCGCAGCTTCGACCCGACCTGCCGGAACAACAACAGTTGCCCGTGGTGCCGGAGCAACCGGCTCCACAAACACCGCAAGCGAATGCTGCAAGCGCAGCTCCCGCAGAGCCCGCCGCCCCCGTAGCGCCCCCGCGCAAACCCACCCAAGCCGAGCTGGCCGAAGCCGCCTACCGTGCCGAGCTCCAAGCCGAGCTCGACGCCGTCAACGAAGAGCACACCGTCGGCCTCGCCGACGCCCTGCGCCGCATCGGCGGGCTCCCTTCCAAGAAGAGCCGCCACTTTGGCGAATGGTCCGGCGAACTCGCCATGCTCATCGAAGAACGCCAAGGCGCACGCAAACGCTTCGGCAACAAACGCCTCTTCGAGAACCTCTTCGACGACGAAGCCCGCTCCATGGACACCGTCGCCGAAGGCCTGCGCGAAGAAGGCTTCGACGTGGCCGGGGCCGACGACGTGTTCCGCCTGGTCGACGAATGGATGCGCACCGGCAAAGAACCCAGGGCCGCCCTCACCAACATCGGCGCCGAGGAATCCATGGCCGGGATGCCCTTCTCCAAACAGACCGCCACGGCCGGCGCCCCGGCGCTCCCGCCCGGCGTGCTCACCCAAGCCAAGGCCGCAGTCAAGACCCTCTTCTCCCGGGCGGGCATGAACCCCTCGACCGTCTGGCACGCCAGCCCCGCCGCCATCCCCGCCGGGGTGGGCGGCGACTTGGTCCGCGCCGAAGCCGCCGCCGGGCGCGCCGTCGAAGGCTTCTTCCTCGGTGGCCGCGTGCATCTCGTGGCGTCCGGCATCGCCCAGGGCGCCGCGCAGTTCGGCATCCCGTTTGAAACCCGGGCCCAACAGGTGGCACTCCACGAAACCGTGGGCCACGACGGACTCGGGGCCGTGCTGGCCGCCAAAAGCCGCCGCGTTTTCAACTCGATCGTGGATGGCGTTTACACCCGGATCCCCAAAGCCGAGCTTTCCCAGATCGCCCGCGACTACCAGGCCAACGTGGCCACCCCGCAAGGCCGGGCCGACGTGGTCACCGAATATCTCGCCCGCCAAACCGAGCCGGGAATTCCCAGCCAAGGCATTGTGGCCCGCGCCATCGCCAAGATCCGCGAGCTTCTGCGCGAGGTGTTCCCCAAGCTCCGCATGACCGACGGCGACATTGTGGCGTTGCTCAACGCAGCACGGAACCGGGTGCAGGCCGGGCGCTCCAATCCAAACGGGATCCGGTTTTCCATGCGCGCCTTTCACGGCACGCCCCACAAGGTGGATCGGTTCAGCCTCGACAAAATCGGCACCGGAGAAGGGGCGCAGGCTTACGGATGGGGGCTGTACTTTGCGGAGAATAAGGAGGTGGCAGATCAATACCGCAAAAGCATCAAGCCTGAATGGCGAGTAACGCCTACAAAAGACGGGTTTCGAGCAATGGTTTTAAATGCCAATTTGCAACCCAAGGCTGCACGCAATTTCACAACTGAAGCAGAAGCATCTCAATGGGCAGAAAATGAAGCGGCCTACACTGGCGGAAACATCTACACCGTCGAGCTCCTGCCCGATGAGGCGGAGTATCTGGACTGGGACAAGCCGCTTTCAGAGCAGAGTGAGAAAATCCGAAATGCCATGGAGCCACTTCTCGCCAATGATGAAGTTTGGCAGGCATGGAAAACCAACGGCACGCACGCAGCCGGGGTAGCTAATAAAGGGGGGGACGCATACGCTCGGTTAGCTGGCCGAAATGGCATGACAAGAAGCGGGATGGACGGAAGAAAATCCGCATCAAAAGCGCTTCTAAATGCTGGCATCCCTGGCATCCGTTACCTGGACAGCAACAGCCGCGACGGCGGCAGCGGGACTTCTAACTTCGTTATCTTCGACGAAAACCTTGTTCAGATCCTCGAAGAAAACGGAGCGGTGGTGACCAAAAATCCCGACGGCTCCAAGCCGCAGGAAATCCGCTTTTCCAAGGTGCCATCGCAGGCGCAGACCGAAGCCGCCGCCGCGTCCCCGGAGAAACGCCGGGGCCATGTGGAGACCGTGCGCCGGATGCTGGAGGTGACGCCCTCGGTCTCCGACAACGTGGAGAGTTTCTACCGGGCAACCACCGCCGAGGAAGTCAACGCCCGTGCCAACGAGAGGATCGACACCGCCGGGTTGGACGTGACTTTGAACGATTGGCTGGCCAATGCCGGGTCCGACGAGCTGAGCATGGCCGTGGGGCATCACCTCGCCCTGCGGCTCCAAGCCATGGACCGCCACGCTGAAGCCACCCAGGTGCGGATCAAGATGGCCGAGAACCTCACGTCCCCGGCGCGGGCTCTGTGGTATATTTCCACCATCGCCAAGACCACGCCCGAAGGCATCCAAGCGTTTGCCGAGAGCGTTACCCGGACGGCAGCCAAGGATATGGGGCCCGAGCTGGCCGCAGCTTACGAGAACATCGCCGCGCTCCAGGCCGAGCTGGCCAAGGTCAAGCGCAAGCTCGGCGCGGAGACTGTGCTGGAGATTCAAGACTACCTCCGCTCCCTCAAACTCACCCCCGAACGGCTCACCGAACTCAACACCAAGCTGCGCGACGCGCTGGTGCTCAGCCCGGAGAACCCGGGCAACGCCCGGAACAAGATCGTCGGGATGCTAGTCAACTTCGGGATGGAGAACAAACAGGCAACCAAGCTGGCCGAACAGGCGATCCGGCAGTTCACCGCCAAGGCCAAGAAAGTGCGCGAGAGCCTCATCAAAAAGATGTTGGCCGGGGTCAAAGCCCGCAAGGAACGGGTGCCCAAGAGCGTGCTGGAGAAGCTGATGCTCCTCAACAACGAGGGCAAGCTCACCGATGAGACCCTGCACGCGCAGATCGCCAAGGCGCTGGGCGTGCCGGTGTTCACGAAGGAAGCCGCGGACAAAGTCGCCAAGCTCCAGAAGGATTACGAGTCCGCGCCCGAGGGCACGATGAAGATGGTCAAGGGCGCGCAAATGCTCGAAGCCGTGCATGAGCTGGTGCCCACTTCGATGTGGAGCAAGGTCCGGGCGATCCAGAACATCTCCATGCTGCTCTCGGGCAAGACGATCCTGCGCAACGTGGTCGGCAACGCCGGGATGTTCCTGCTCAACACCACGGCCGACACCGTGGGCGCTTTTGCGGTGGACCCGGTGACGTCGGTCTTCACCGGTCAACGGTCCACGACCGCTCCGCAGCTTTTCGCACGGGTGCGCGGGCTCGCTGAACCCATCCGGGTAGGCAAAGCCGGGTGGCAATGGGCCGCAGACCAAGGGTTGCCCGTGAGACAACGCTTGTCCGAGGCGCTCCGCACGGTGATCGACACGAGCCGGATGCTCAGTTCCCAGGTGACCGATTTAAAGCAACTCACCCAGCAGTTCAAACACACGTTTTCTTCATGGCTCGGGCGGAAATTTGAAGACGGTCTCGGCTTGGTTCTGGGCGCGGCCGACTTGGCATTCTGGGGGAGCGCCTACCAAGCCAGCCTCGCCCGGAGCATCGCGGCGGCAAAGGCCAACGGTCAGCCGCAGATCGCCCCCACGGAAGCGATGGTGGAACAGGCCCTCTGGGACGCCCAACGCGCCATTTTCCAGGACGACAACATGGCCAGCGCCGCCCTGAAGCATGTGCAGAAAGGGCTGAACCTTCCCCGGCGCGATGCCGATGGGCGGATCGTGTTTGACCGTCAATTCGGGCTGGGAACTGCGACGGTGCCTTTCACACAGGTGCCAGGCTCGATCCTTATGCAAGGCATCGAGGCCTCCCCGGCGGGTGTGGTCAACGTGGTGAGCAAGCTCCACGATCTTTACGGGGATCTCCGCAGCGACACGACCGGCCCCGAAGCCAAGGTGATTTCGCAACGCCGGTTTGTGGAAGCCATGTCGCGCTTCCTGGTGGGTTCGGCCGCCACGGGGCTCATGGGTTGGATGCTCCTCAAGCTCGGCATCCTGTCCGGGGCGCCCGATGAGGACAAAGACGTGGAGGCGATGCGCCGCACGATGGGCATGGGCGGGTATTCATTCAACTTCTCCGAGCTTAAACGGCGGGCGTTGTCCGGGGATTGGGCCACCCCGACCAAGCTGCACCAAGCCGCGCAGGAGGGCGACATTCTCTTTGGCTACGATTGGTTCCAACCGGCCGCATTGCCGGTGATGTTCGGGGCCGCTCTCGCCCAGGCGCAGGACAAACTCACGGCCAAAGGCGGCACGGTGTCGGGCATGGACACCACGCTTTCCATGGCCAAGTCGGCCTCGGACAGCATCACCCGGCAATCGATGTTGGCCGGGGTCAACCAGATGATGCGCGACGTTTCCGCCTATGGTCCGGGAGAGGCGGCGGTGCGCAAGCTGATCCAGATCCCCGGCAACTTCGTGCCCGCTGTGGTGCGTCAGACCCAGCAGAGCATGGCCGAGGGCGTGGCCGAAACCCGGGGCGGTTCGGTGCTCGATCAGGAATGGAACAAGATCCAAGCGAAGATCCCGTTCCTAGGGAACAGATTCCCGGCCAAGCTCGATGCGTTCGGTCAGGCGGTGCAGCGTTACAACTACGGCGGGGACGGGTTTGTGAATACCTGGATCAACCCGTTCACGATTGCCGAGGCCAAGCGTAACCCGGCAGCGAACGAGATGATGCGGCTCTATGATGCCACCGGTGAAAAGCGCGTGATGGCGCCCATCCAGCAGCCCAAGGTGAATGTGAACGGTCAACCGCTCCAGCTCACCAACGAGCAGATCGTGCAGATGCAGAACTACACGGGGAAACTCGCCAGTGAAACGATGATCCGGCTGATGAGCAGCCCGCAGTTCGCGGCGTTTCCCGATGAATACAAGGCCCGGGTCATTTCCGGGGTGCTCGGGGATATTCAGAGCGCCGCGAAGATCGAGTTGCTCGGACAACAGCCGGTGAAGGTGGACCGCTACACGGGCAACGTGTCCCGCCCGGACGATGGCACGCTCTTTATGGTGCTCCTGGGTCGGGCTCGAGGGCTCGTGCCTGGGCGGTAATTCAACGATTCCAAATGGATCGGGAGAGCCCGGTCGGCGTCACGGCCTCGGTGAGTTTCACCGGGGCCTTTCGCTGGGGGCGTCACAGGTCCGCCGCGCTGATCGAGGGCAGCTCCCGGAGCCGGTAGGCATACCACTTTTGCGTGGTCATGACGTCCGCGTGCCTGAGGAAATCCCGCACCGCCATGATATCCCCGTTGGTCAGCTTGAGAATGAGGCTGCCCGCGTATCGGCGCAGTTCGTAGGAAGTCTTCGACCGGTCTTTGATCCAGCGACCGATCCAGGCGGAGTGACGCCGGTCCACGATCTCGGCCCGCTCCGACTTGTGCCGGGCCGGGACGATGTGCCCATCCGTGCTCAACGCCCGGAACTCCTCGAGCTCCGCCAGGGTATCGGCCGAGATAGGCACCCGGCCCTCATTGCCTTTCGGGGAGAACCCTTCCTCTGGCCGTTCGATGATCGCCATCACCGCGCCGCGCTCGGTGCGTTCGATCCAGTCCCACCGGGCCGCCTCAATTTCCACATTCCGCATGCCCATCCTGGAGAACAGGAGGAACGCCACGTAACACGCCGGGTCCGCCCGCTTGAGCTCCGGCGCCGCCGCCATGATCGACCGGATCACGCCCTCATCCAGCGCCCGAGGCAACCGGCGGTCCGGTTGCTCCACCTGGGCGCCGAGGAAACTCTTCAGATCCGGGATCTTGAGCCCAGCGTCTTCGTAGTGCGGCAGGAATTTCCGGCCCAGCACACACTTCGCCTTCACCCAGTTGCTGGCGAGGCTGTGCGCGCTGATCTGCTCCTTGCGCTCCCGGACCCATTCCCGGACGAGCGCCCCGGTAAGGACCGTCAGCCGTTGTTTGTCCGGATCCCCGCCCTTCACCGACACGACCGAGCGCAACGCCGCCGCGTTCTCCCGCGGGGTCCGTGTGGGCCCGCCGTGTTTGGCGTAGATCTCGAGGAGTTGCCCCACCGTCCCGTATTCCGACCGGCTTTTAGACGCCGCATCCGCCTCATGATCCCCCGACAGGATATTGCGCACGATGACCTTGGCCCGGCTTGTGGCAATGGCCCGGACCGTGGTGCGCAGGCTGCGCAGGTAGGCCTTGCCCTTAAGCTTGAACCTCAGATAGTAACAAGACCGTTCCGGGGGATTAAAGACCCGGTATGTGAGGCCCTCAACCGTGACCTGGAAACCATCCGCGTCCTCGATTTCGGGCGTCACACTGTTCTTTGAGTCGGTTTCGAGAGAGTTCATACTGTTTTAGCTGATACGACTGATACGCTTTTTGATACACCTTGCGTGTGTCACTTGATGTCAAAAGGCACCCTACAGCGCCCGACAAGGTGCGCAAGGGAAAGCGTATCAATCAGCGGATTCTACTCTGTAAACCGACCAAAAAGCAGGCGCTCACAGAGAAAATGCCGGTATAGCTCAGTTGGTAGAGCAGCTGATTTGTAATCCAAGCCCCTGCCAGAGTAAAAAGGGCAACTGATACGCCTTATGATACGACTTGCGTTTTCACCCCCCCGGGGGGCCAACGCGGTTTGTGGGTCGGCGGTAATTCAATCAGGCCGTGGACCGCCGGGCCGTTTTCGCGGGTTTTGGCGGTTTTCCGCCGTTTTGCTCCCGCTCCAGGAGCAGGCCGAGAGCGTTCAGGGCAGCCGCCGAGGGTGGGCGGTTAAGCTCCCAGCCCTGGACGGTGCGCGGGGAACAGTCGCAGAGCGCGCCAACGTCGCCCACGGACAGCCCGAGCCGGGCCCGGATCGCCCGGAACCCGTCCGGGTAATCCATGACGGTTCCGGCGTCGTCCAGGATGACCGGCACGCCGTAGTTGCTTGCAGGGTGGTGTAGGGTTATTTTCATTTTTGCGAGTCGAGAATTGTAAACGCCAGGCACCGCTCAAAATCGCCCAGCCATGAGACGTCAGACTGTGCCGAGGTCGCCAGCCCTGGGAGGATGACCACGCCCAGCCACGGCAGATCTCCCGGCATCTCCGGGGAGTGCGCCACAGATTCCGCCAGCGCTCCGGCACGGGCGAGAGCCTCGCTTTGTTGGTGGTGGACCCGCTCCAGGGCGGTCCACACCTCAGCGGCACCCGCCGCCGTCCACGCGAGCCCGCAGAGCACCGCATGCGGCTGAGTGCCCCTGCTGATGCTCCACACTGCGCACCCGTTGCCGGGCGTGATCTGGACCCGCCACGGGGCAACCCCCGGGATTGGCCCGCCGCCCGCTTCGACGAGCGGACGGCAGGCGGCGATGGCCTCGGGGCTGATGTCGCCGGGATTATGGCGCACGCTGTGCCCGGTGTTGATGGTGAGATGGATCATTTGGCGAGTTGATAGACGGTGATCGGGCCGAACTCGCCGTGGCCGCTGGCCCATTCTACCAAGCCGAATTGGTCTGCTATTTTCTGCGCCGTGCCGTCCCGCTGAGACTCCTGCCGCCACTCGCCCAGGTTGACGAGCAGGGCCGGGACCTCGGGGTCTTCGCTCTCGCTCAACTGGCTGTCAGGGGTGAGGCTGCCCGCCTCGACTGCGTCGGCAACCGCCGTTTCGATTTCCTGGCGGATGTTGCGACCGGCAAATATGACGGAGGAAACCCGCTCCCACTCGGCGGACTCCCAGCCGTCGCAGACGCCCTCGCCGGTTTGGAAAACGATTTGCAGCCCGACAAGAGCGAAGAAATCGGCTTTGCTGTCGCCGTCGATAACGGTCAGGTTTTCCGCCGTAAATTCGAGGGTGTATTCGCGTCCGTTGATGGTGATTTTAGCTTTTTTTGAGTGCATGTTGAATTTGTGGTTGTGATTGCGGAGGCCGGACCGGCTCCCTACTGCCCCAGGGGATTCCGGGGGCAGTGTGGGAACTGGTTAGGCGGTCATTCGTCATCCCCGGTCTCGACGCTGACGCCGTAATTGCTGCTTTCGATCGCCTCCCATTCCTCCTCGGTGGTGTCACTGGATGACCCCCTCTCTACCAGCAGGGCGTCGATGCTGTTCCCGCATCCGGGTCCATTGGTCCGGATGTTGCCGGACAGGCTTCCGTACCATCCTGCCACCTTATACACGGTGTCGGTGTCGGCGTCATAGCATAGCTCGCCTATGTTCGGCAGGCCGTTGCCGTTTTCGCTGATGGTCGCCTTGATTAGTGGGGCGATGGGCCCCAAAGCCGAACCGTCGCGCCATGATTCTGGGAGATCCTCCCATCTAACCACCCCGTGCCCGCTGACGACCGCTAGCGGACGGAGTCGCCCGCAAATAGCGGCATATTCCTCCTCGGACGCGTCATCTAGGTCACCCAACGTCCAGGCGTCCTCTGCGGTGAGTTCGGCGCGGTCGCCGATCCAGCAATATTGGCCATCATCGCACAGGAACAGCCGGCGAGGGTCGAGGCGACTGACCTCGAGGAATCTGCGGATTTCAGCGACTGCGTTTTTTTCGATGGTTGTCATAGTGAGTTTGCGTTTTTTTGGTTTTGGTTTTGGTTTTGTGCATTCCCTCGGCGTTGTGCCTTGGGTTTGCGTCCCCCGGTCAGCCGTTCGAGCGGCTGGCCGGGGGTTTTTTGTCGGTCGCTTTTGGCTAGTGTCTCCCGCCGGGGCGGAGAAGGTTTTGCACAGCGGACTTGCTATCGACAGGGCACACTCTACGCAAAAAGGCGCAACAGGCAAGCGGAATTTTGCTTAATTTTGCGCAATGCCCGCGAATGCTGATTGGAGCTTGATTTGCGGGCGATGGTTTGCGCATGTAAAACCATGCGAACGATCCGTTTTTGCGCGGTTTTGGTGTCGGGCTGCGCAGTTTTTGCCGTGGGTGTTGCCGTCGGTGGAGCCGGGCAGGGGCTCCAGCGGTATCAGATCGTGACTCACTCGGGGCAGGCGGCGGGGATTTCGCACCGGCTCGACCGTTGGACGGGGGAAACGTGGGTGTGCATGCCTGCAGTACACCCGGGGAGCCGTTGGCAGTGGCATCCCATGCCCGTGGCCGGATACCCGTGGGAGGCGGCGCAACCCGTCGCGGCGCAGCCTGTGCCTCCGGCTCTCCCGCAGTCATCTGGCAACGTGCAGTTTTTACCGACACCGCCGCCGATGGATGGGGCGATCCGGATCCAAAACGGCCACAGCTACCGATACAACGCGGCAACGGGGCGCTGGGAATAGCTCCGGCCCGCACACAGGGCGGCGCGGTTTGTCCGTTTTTTGGTCGCGCTTTGGCTGGCTTTGTGTTCCCCTGAACACATGCCGCGCAAGTCTGCCCGCATATCCCTGCCCCCTGAATTTGTCGCCGCGGCCAGTCGCTACGGTATTGCCCCGGACGTGCTCGCGCTGCGCGTGCTGGCAGCCTGGTCAGCCGATCCGCCCGAGGAGCTCACAATACGGGCGGCCGTTTGTGCGCGGCGTCGACGACGAGCTGAGCGATGTCGTAGTTGACTCGCGCTAGGTCCTCCAGGCCTACGCGGGCGGCCAACCGCAACACGTCGGCCCGAGAGATGCCCATGATCTCCGCAACGTCCTCCATGCGTTGTAACAGCGCCTCCGGAAGTATCACAGGGATCGGCTTGCCCGCCGGTCTCGGGTCAGGTCTGCGCCGTGGCGTTTTTTGTGTCATAGCCAGTCAAAAATAGCACCTAGCGAGCCGTTGCGCATCATTTTGGTTGCGCCGGGTGTCCACGAAACGTATACACCCGGGCCATGAGCAAAACGCACAACCGGCCCATGACCATCCGGATCGCGCCGGACCAGTATGAGCGACTCCGCGCAGAGTCCGACCGCACGGGGCTGTCCGTGCAGGACATCGTGCGCCTGTGCATTGCCCGGTCCATTGACTCGTGGCACGCAGCACTCGCACCAACGCAGGAGGTCGCACAATGAGCGGCGGGGATGTTTTTCTGGCGGTGTTCGTGCTGGGGGCGATCACGTCGCTGCTGCGGTGGAGGCTGGATGTCGCGTGGAGAGAGGGGAACCGGCAGGGGCTCGCAACGGGTTATTTGGACGGGCGCCGCGCAGAGCGGGCAGACCAGGAGCGCCTCCGGCAGGAGGTGGCCCGATGAGATACGCTGTTTTTTCCATGCTGGCTGCGGATGCTCCGTGGGCCATGTGTGTGGGCATGGCCATGCTCGTGAACGACGCGGAGGCCATGGCCGCTCGATCACTGGCCGAGGGGCGTGTGGTCTCGATACGCAGCATCTCACATGCAGCGGCGCAGCAACTGGCCTCGCTGGACACCTGGTGCGCATGGGTGCGGGCCAACGAATTGCCGGGGATCGAGTTTTTGCCCGTCCTCAATCGTCACGGATGGCCGCTGGACGAGGAGGGCGAGCGATGATGTTTCTCCTTTTTGCCTCTTACGGGGGCGACACCGGTTTTTTTGTGGGCTCGTTTTTCGACCGAGCCGACGCGTTGACGGTGGCCCAGAGTCGGAAATCAGCCGGTGAGGCCGTTTCTCTGCGGTCCCTGGAGGCCATGGACGCCCGGCAGCGGCTCTCCATTATGGCCGGAGCGGCACGGGCATTTTTTTCGCCCATGGCAACCCTCCCAGGTGAGGAGGTGCCGCTGTGAGCCGGGCACCCGCCATTGAGGGGCTGGAGATGATGTACACCCCCGCGCAGATCGCGGCCGTGTATCAGCTCCACCCGAGAACGATCTCACGGGAGATCCAGCGCGGGAATCTCCGGGCCGAGAGCATCGGCGGAGAGCTCCGCATACCGGCCAGCGCGTTGATTGCCTGGAGGCGCAGCAACAACCCGCTCCCTAACTAGCACCCGTGCGGATCCTGGCCACCCCTCCGCACCGCCTGACACTGGCGCAGCTCCAGACGCTGCGCTCACGGCCCGCCATGGCCGACGCATACGCCGCCCGTTGGCGCGTGTGCCTTTTTTAGCGGCTCGCCCGCCGCCGTTCATTTTTTTTGCCAATTTCCGGCCCCCTTATGTCTCGACCAGAGGACAGCCTTATTGCACGACGCGCCGAGCAGGTTGCTTCCGCGCCTCCTCTTTTTTCGGAGGAGGTGCTGGATGCGCTGGCGAGTGCAGAGGCTCGGGGCGAGTTCACGGGCGAGCGCCTTTTTTCGCAGAGGCCTGACATATACAGGGCCGTGGTGGAGTTGCTCGGCCAGGGAGTTGGCGTCCGGCAGATCGCCCGGACGCTGAGAGTCAGTCACAACACGATTGCCGCCGTGCGGCATCGAGAGGGCCAGACAGTAGACACACTAAAAGAGCAGACCATTGCCACGCTGGCGCGGTTTGTGGGCGCGGCATCCGAGCGCCTTCTCGAAGAGGTGCAGACCATAAAGCTTGAGTCGCTCCCGGTGGCCCTCGGCATTGCAGCGGAGAAGCTGCTCCTGCTCTCTGGGCAGGCCACGCAGCGCATTGCGCACGTTGATGAGGCGCCACAGGTCCCAGCGTTCGCAGCCTGGCTCTCCGAGAAAAGAGCCGACGCCGTGGAGATCGAGAGCGAGACCGTTTCAATGGGTTTCTCTGGGCGGGAACGCGGACAAAGGGCCGCTGCAGCCGCGGCCGGAGACGACGCCGCGCAGGCTTCGGCGCACCCGGTTGACCAAGCTGGGCCGACGGACGGCGCAGACCGGGCCGCTGATTCGGAATCATCTGCTTTTGGTGACTTGTCCAGAGTAACACCCGCCGCTGATACACTTTTGGATGCGCCTTGCGGCTTGGAAACGGGCACGGCAGGGCAGGAAGAGGCCGCTCCTCGGCGGCGGAAACGGCAGGCCTCAGAGGGGGGGCGGGGGTCGAGCGTTTCGTGACCCCCCCCATCCTTAGCAACCATCACCCCTTTCGAGATTTGTCACAAACGCACCCATGGAAAACACCCAACTTGAACGCGACTTCGCAGAGGCCCTCGGGCTGCGCGAGGAACACATCCGCGCCCTCCGAAAGGCGCATCTCACCGAAGGCCTCCACTGGAAAAAGGAGGGGCGGGACATTGTGATGTCCGAGGCAGGGCAGGAAAAAATCCGCGCCGTTCTGGAGCTTGAAAAAACGCCCCAAAAAAAAGACGGCGCGGAGGGGTCGCCAGTGGCGCAGGGGGACGCACAGGGCGTGTCTGACCCCGTGCCCGCTGTGGTCACCCTCTGGGTGGTTTCAAAGCCCCAGAATCCCCGCGTCCTGTGGTGCAGCGACGTGGAGCCGACGCTGTGGGTGGAAAAAAAACCGCCCGCCCTGCTCACCGTGCGGGTGAGGTCGTCTGAGAATTTCCGGCCCCGGATGGCGCTCCGGGCCCGGCCATGTCCCGTGCGCCCCAACACATTTGACCTCGAGGGCCGGTGCCCTCGCTTCCCTGGGAGATACTAAGATGCAGACGAAAATTGATCCGCAAATCTGGCTAACGTGGCAGCCCTATCCCGTTGGCACGCGGATGGCCATGATCTGGATGCTGACCAACAGAGATCTGACCACCGCAGGCTTCTGCTTGGCGACAAAAGCTCAGTTTGAATTTGAGACACTGCTGGATTGGAGCCACTTCGAGCGCGCTTGCGAGGCATTCGAAGACGAAATCTTCATCGTTCCAGAAAAACCCAAAGCCCCATCTATCCCGGATGCATCCGGGGGGCATCCCGCATCTATCCCGCATCTATCCCGGACGCATCCCGCATCTATCCCGGATGCATCCGGGACCAATACAGCATCGGTGTTGCCCGGGGAATCGACGCCTGCGCCACTCATTGCGCGGCGGTATTGGCTCAAGAACTTCATCCGGAAACAATACGCGGAAGACGGGCCGCGCCTCTGTAAAAACAAGGTTTCTGGGGCGATCGTCCGGGCCGTTGTCGCGGCGCATAGCGAACCTTTGAAGGCGGCCGTGCTCGCCGAATACCCGTCTCTCAAGCCTCTTTTCTCTTCATTCTCCGACGAAAAAACCAACACCTCCGGAAGCGGGATGCATCCGGGATCTATCCCGGATGCATCCCACCAGAGAGGAGAGGAGAGGAGTGGAGAGGAGAGGCATGGAGAAGAGGGAGTCCAGAGGGAGAGCCAAGAACCTCACGCACCCTCTTCTCCCGAAAATAAAAAACCCGGGGGCCCGGAGGACATCGTGCCCGCCCCGGAAGTCCTCCAGCGACTCGGCCCGATTTTTGGCCGGCAAAAAAATGCGCGGTTCTCGGACGTCGAGGAAAACCTCGCCATGAGCCTGCACGCCAGCGAGGAGGAACTCGCCCTGGTCGAAGCCTACTACCGCGTGGCCGTGGCCGAACCCAAGGTCTTCTTTCCCAAGCGCAGCCTCTACGCACTGCTCGCAGATTTCCCCAGCCAATGCGACCGGGCTCGGGGTCACTTCGCTGAGGACCCGCTTTTTAGCCCCCAAAAAAATTCGGCGGCGGCCCCGGAACCGGAAGGCTGGCGGGAAGTCGTCTTGGCGAAATACCCCCGGGCATTGGTGCACGAATACCGTTCCTGGTTCGACCTAAGCCGGGACATCCGTCGGGAGTTCCCGCAGTTCCCCGAGGACCGGCACCCCGCGAAAAAACCCGCCAGCGCGCCCGAACCCGCCGTCTGCGGTCCCACCCCTGCCGCCGCCTAAGGCGAAGCCCCAGGCCCCGCTGCTTTCAAAAGCCACCCTATGCAAAACACCATCACCCAACTCATCGCCGACCGGCTCAACCACGCCTCCCTCAACGAAAAACCCGAGGTCGCCGCCTACATGGGCGAACTCCTGGACCGGATCAACGCTCTGACCCCCGCCCCGGACACCCGCGTTTTCCGCATTCTGGCCAACGGCCAAACCACCCTCGCCGCCGGGGACGACGTGTTGGCCCGCCTCGCCGACGCCCTGCGCGAACCACGGCCGACGTTCTTCCTCATCACCGCATGAGCCAGCGCCTCTTCCCTGCCAGCCCGGACGCCGAAAAAGCGTTGCTCGGCTGCATGCTCATCGGGGGGCCGGACGTGATCGAGGAGGTCGCCGCGGCGCTCACCGTCGAGCATTTCCACACGCCCGGGCAAGCGGTGGTGTTCGGCGCCATCATCGCCCTGCACACGGCCCGCAAACCGGTGGACCTCATCACCCTCACCCAACATCTGCGGGACGCGGACGAGCTGGACCTCGCGGGCGGCCCGGCCGGGGTGACCGATCTCCAACTGTTCATGCCCACGGCGGCGAACTTCGCCGAATACGTGCGGATCTTGCGGGAGAAAAACATCTTGCGGCGGATCATCAAACTCGGCACGCAGTTCAGCTCCCGGTGTTACGAGGAGCAGGACAACACCGAGGCGTTGCTGGAGGAGTTCCAGGGCGAGGCGATCGACATCGGCGGGCTCACCGCCGACGCCGAATCCCTCAAACCCATCTCCAAACAGGAGGTCATGGACGCCGTGGACCGGATTCAGGCGCGCTACAATCAGCGCGGGAAAACCTCCGGCCTGTCCACCGGGCTCAACGACCTGGACCGGATGCTCGACGGGCTCAAGCCGAAATACGTCTACGTGTTCGCGGGGCGTCCCGCCATGGGCAAAAGCGCCGCCGGGATCAACATCGCGGAGAACATCGCGCTCGGAGTGGAGGCCGTAGCCGCCACCCTCGAAAACGACCGGCGCGCCGCCGTGGCGTTGTTCGCCGTGGAGATGACCCGCGAGCAGATCATCGACCGGCTCATCTGCGGGCGCGCCAGGATCGACATGCAACGGCTGCGCGACGGGTTTCTCGCCGACTCGGATTTCCCGAAAATCACCGCGGCGGCATCGGCCATGGTGCAGGGGCGGATCATCCTGGACGACACGGCGGGGCTGACCATCGCCCAGTTCCGGGCGCGGGCGCGGCGTGCGGTGGTCCTGCACAAGGCGAAGCTGATCGTCATCGACTACGTGCAGATCATGAAAGGGAGCTCCAAGCGGGCCCGGGACAACCGGAACCTGGAGCTGGCCGAGATCATGCAAGGCATCCGGGAAACGGCCAAACAGCTCAACGTGCCGATCATCGTGCTCGCGCAGCTCAACCGAGGCGCGGAGGAGCGGCGGGACAGCCGGCCGACGATGGCGGACCTGAAGGAGTGCGGAGCGATCGAGGAGGAGGCGCACGTTGTGGGCCTGCTGTATCGGCCGATCTACTACGCGAAGACCCAGGAGCAGCGGGAGAAGCTCCTTGAAAAATACCAAGCGGATGAAGCCGCCAACGTCTCCGACATGAACGACCTGGAGAACTACGCGGAGATAATCATCGACAAACAACGCGACGGCGCGACGGGCACCGTGCGCCTGAATTTCTTCGGCAAAATGACCCGGTTTGAGAACCGCACCAGCAAGCTCTTCAGCAACAACCCAGACGAACGCCAACGATAGAAACCACCCTATGACACCCGAACATCCCGAGCATCCCATTGTCACACAGTCCGCTCTCGAATGGCGCACGAAAGCGTTGCTCAGAGCGGAAAACAAAAACACGAGCGAGGAGCAATTCGAGGCGGCGCTGATGCTCAAGTCGTTTGCCATGCCGATCCTCGAAACCGCAACCAGGCTCGAACGCGAGGTGCTCCATTTCCTGAACGTCCAACGGAAAACAGAATGAGCCGCCACCCTCTGATCCGGCGCATGTCGCACGACCTGCAAAAACAAGTGCGCGACACGCTCGCCGCCCAGGAGACCGACATCCTCAAGCAGATCACCGAGGAGCTCCAAGAGAGCCGCGAGACCGGCGAACCCGTCACCATGGAATTTACCATCACCCTGCAAATCCAACACACCCCATGACCGAACGCGCTCAACTGAGCCTGATGCTCGGAGACCCAGGGGTGTTGCTCGCGGGATTCGCGGAACGATCCCAGAGGCTCCAGGGCATCCTCCGCCAAGCAGGCTACCAGAGGCGAGGAGGAGTTTCCGGTCAAGGCCTGCGCCTTGTGTCTCGCGTGGCCCGTGCCGCCGGGTTGCGCGACTGGACGAACACAAACACTTGGGCGGACTACGACGCTCTGATCGCCGCCGTCTCCACACAAATCCAATCACACACCACCACCCACACCCCATGACAAGCGAAGCCATTCAACTCATCTGGACCGAACGGGAGCGCCAGCTCGCGCTCGGTTACGACGCCGCACACGACGACAAACGCCCGGAGGGCGCGCTCGTGGACGCCGCCCTCTGCCACGCCATGACCCCGCAAGGGCACAACGTCGCCATCGCCAAAAAGCTCTGGCCGTATGCGTCGAAATTCACACCCGCCCCCACGCAGAAAGAGGCGTTGATCCGGGCCGCCGCGCTCCTGCTCGCTGAGATCGAGCGGATGCTGCGCAAAGAAGGGGGCGCGAAATGAGCGAGGAGTTGAGCGCGGTTTTGTGTTTGGCAAGCCTCTTGTCCGTTGGATTTGTCTGTGGGCGTGTTGCCTACCTACTAGGTTTTTCGCGAGGTTTTTCGCGAGGTTTCAACGAGGGTTGGGATGAGCGCACACGTTGTTGCCGGCATTGTTACGACAAAGAGGAAGGGGGCGCGCAATGAGAGACCGACCTACACCGGAGACGGATGCGCTCGAACGCTGCCAAGACATTCACTGGAAAGCGTCACCCCGTAACCCCCTATTTTTAATTAGGGAGGCGCTCGACCAAATGAGAGCCTTGGCTCGCAAACTGGAGCGCGAGCGCGATGAGGCGAGGGAAAAGCTACAGGCCGCAGAAAAGCCCGCCACCGAGGACGACTTAACTCCGCCCGCCATTCGGCAAATGTGGGCCAACGTGGATGCCAAGATGATCGCCGCCGGATTCCAGAAGGGCGAATACGGGCTTTGGTTGTGGCCCAAAAAGGAGGGCGCGCAATGACCCCGGACACAATCGACTTGCTCACCATCCCGGCGGCTCTTTTGGCCTTGGCCTACCTGTTCGCCTTTCACGCCGACTAACCCCTTTACCTCTGCGGGCAAAACGCCGGGCGCGTGCCTCCCTGTGAGCTGTGAAGCGCGTCTTCCGAGCCGACCGGCTTGGACGCAGAGACCTTTCAAAACAACACCAACACCATGCCAAATCTCAACAAAGTCATGCTCATTGGGAACCTCACACGGGACCCTGAACTTCGCCGCACGCCCCGCGGCACCGCCGTCACCCAGATCGGGCTGGCGGTCAATCGCTCGTGGAAAAACGACGCGGGCGAGCAACAGGAGGAAACCACGTTTGTGGACGTCGAGTTCTTCGGACGCACCGCCGAGGTGGCCAAGGAATACCTCGCCAAAGGCCGGAGCGTTTACGTCGAAGGCCGTCTCAAGCTGGACCAATGGGACGACAAGGACACCGGCCAGAAACGCCAGAAAATGCGGGTCATCGGCGAGACGCTCCAGATGCTCGGGGGCCGACCGGCCAACACCGGCGGGCAAACCGCCCCGGCGCCCGCGCCTGGATCGACCCGGCCCACCCGGCCAGCGCCGCCGCAAGACGACCACGAGGACGACATCCCGTTTTAAGCGCAACCCCCGCGCAGAAACCCCACTCCACGCAATGCTTCGAATCACTCTCGAACTCATCCCGCGCGGCGACGAAAGCCGCAAGCGGATCATCGGCACGCTTGAAATTGAAAACACAGGCGACCATCCCAAACACCCCGTTTTGGCTCATTACAGATACACAATGACCGGCCCGTGTCACGGCGGCGGAGTGGACCTTTGGCACTCAGGAACGCTGCGAGATGTTCAGCGCCATCGCGGTTACTGGGCACACGTTAAAGACGTTTTCCTCGCCGTCGATTGCGAGCCGCAGCCGGTTGAACCCCTGTGATCCCGCCTTTTAAACCGCACCCCATGGTGCCCATCCCGGCAGAGGCCGAGATCGACGCGCTGATCCGGCGCGTCGGCATCGACCGGGCCGCCGTGATGCTGGCCGAATACGAGGCCACCCGGTTGGAGCGGATCCGCAAATCGATCGAGGACCCGTTCCATCACGGCTTTGTCATCGAACCCTCGTGGCGGGATGCCGACCGGCTCCTGTCCGAGGGCGCCGGATTGCTGTGCATTTTCGGCGGGAACCGCGCAGGCAAGACCGAGTATTGCGTGCGCAAAGCCGTGCAGACGTTGGTGAACGGATTCGACAAACGGGTGCTCATCCTGCACGAGGCCGAGCCCACCAGCATCGAGCTCCATCACAAGGGCGTTTACAAATACCTCCCCAACGAATGGCGCGGGCTCAAGCGGAGTCAGACGGCCAACATCAAATACGACGACAAGAACGGCTTCTCGAACAACAAGTTCACCACGCCCAACGGCGGGGTGTGCATGTTCGGGTGTTACTACCAGGACCCGCGCATTTACGAGGGGCTCGCGTTTGATCTCATCATCGGGGACGAGAACATGCCGCTCCGGTGGTTGGAGGGGCTCAAGCGGGGATTGGCCGACCGGAACGGGAAATTCCTCTGGCCGTACACCGCGATTGACGGGATGACCCCCGCTATCAAGGACGTCACCTCCGGGGCCGTCACGATGCAGAGTCTGCCGGTCGATCCGGCCGTGTTGTCGCCGGAAGAGATCCACGTCGAGGACTGTCCGCCGGGCCACATGCCCTACATTCAAAAAGGCGCGGGCGCGAACAACTGGATCATCTACTTCCATTCCAAGCTGAATCCGTTCTGCAACTACACGCGCCTGGTTGAGGACTACGGGCACAAGGAGAAGGTCGTGCGGGAACGCCGGTTCTACGGGTATGCGCGGAACACGATCCGCACGACGTTCCCGAAGTTCGGCGCGCACAACATCATCGACGAACGGCTCGTGCCGCAGAAGGATGTGAGCCGCTACTTGATCCTCGACCCCGCGGGGGCCCGGAACTTCTTCCTGATCTGGGTGGCGGTGGACAACGCCGGGCGGCATTTCGTTTATCGGGAATGGCCGGACATGCCCAGGCACGGCGAATGGGCGTTGCCCAGCGAGGATTCGCGGAAATGGGACGGCGCGCCCGGTCCGGCTCAGCCCGCGCTCGGGCACGGGGTGAAGGAATACAAGCGGATGATCCTGGAGGAGGAAGGCAACCGCTGGACGGGCACGGCGTGGGACGAGAAAGGCGAGTGGATCGATACCCGTTACATCGATCCCCGGTCTGGCTCCGCGCAGTCGGTGGCGGAAGACAGCGGCGGCACGTCGCTGATCGACCGGTTCGCCGATGAACAGACCGACGCGAAGGGCGTTGTGGATGGGCCCTCGCTGTATTTCCTCCCGGCTCCAGGCTTGCGGGAGGAGGAAGGTCTGGGGGCGATCAACAGCCTCCTGGACTTCGACCGCACGGCGCCCATCACGGCGCTGGTGAACGAACCCAAGCTCTACGTGTCGCGCCGCTGCGCGAACGTGATATGGGCGATGCAGAACTACACAGGGCACGACGGCGAGAAAGCCGCGTGCAAAGACCCGATCGATTGCCTGCGCTACATGGCGACGGCCGATCTTCAACACACCCCGGCAGATCAACTCAAAGGCTTCGGTTCCCGAGGCTCGTACTGAAAAATGAACACACCCGAACTCATGCGGCGGCGCGACGTCATCGCGCTGATGGAACGCTCCGGATTCCCCAATGCGGAGTATGTGATCGAACGCCTGATCGCCACCGGGGCGTTGCCTCGCAAAACATTGCCCATCCCCGGCACCCGTGGATGGTATCTCAAAACCGACGTGCTGCGCGTCCTTGGAATCAACCCACAATGAAAACAACCACCCGTAAAAAACCCATGCGTAAACCCGGGACCAAACCCGGGACCAAACCCGACCGGCCGGTGATCCGGCTGACCGGCGAACAGCGGCTCTCGGATGAGGAACTCCACGATGCGCTCTGCCAACTGCACGAGGGGCATCCGGTGCTGCTCGCGGTGCGGCAGATCCTCACCGAACACGTTGAGAACGCCATGAGCCAGGTGAGCCGTCCGGAGCTGGCGGAGTCGCCCGGGGCGCTGTCGCACACGGCGGGCGGGTTGGAATGGCTGCGGTTTTTGGCGCAGGATTTCGAGGATGTGCGGGCGGGCCTGCGCGCCACCCGCCGCAGCGCGGCGCAACCGGAGGAGGGGGTATGAGCGAGGCAAACGATTTTGACCTGATCGCGGTGACGTTGATGCGGGTGCAGAGTTCAACGATTTACGTGGAGGTGCCCAAAGGGTGGACACCGGCTCTGTGGCAACTGCGGATGCTTGCGGAGCCGTTGAACGCGATGGTCCCTGACAGCGTGCGTCGGTGGTCTGAGATTAAGGATACCGTCCTGCCGCACAACTGGTATCCGATGAGAGAGGGCTCTCTTACTCCCCACCAAGTCGACGGTCGACCGCTGATTGCCAAGCTGCCGACTGCGGCGCAAGCGGAGGAGGGCGTATGAGCGAGGAGGAGGTGGATTACATCTTGTTGCACGTCAGCCGGGTGCAGGTGGATGACTATTGCGTGGCGGTCCCAAAAGGCTGGTGGCCATCGTATCAAGAGCTGCAAATGCTTGCGCCCGCTCTGGAGAAGATGCGGCCTGAACACCTTACGACATGGCGCAACATGAACAACTCCATCAGCGGCGAAGGCTGGGATCCATTACAGAAAACTTCTGGAACTCCCTACCACATCGACGCCCGGCCACTCATTGCGAAGTTGCCACCCAGGTATGATCCGGAGGAGCTGAAGGAGTTGATCGAAGAGGGAACAAAGGCGTGGGCTGATGTTCCAGACGCGGCGGCTTGGGTAAGGGAGCTCAGAGGAGGGAAGCCTTGACTGCCAGCATTTCCGCCCCGGTTTGGCGCAAGGTCAACAGCCCTCGAATAGCTCGTGCGGGGTCGACCTCGACAAGCTCGATTGGTCGAACTGGTGGACGGACAGCCTCCACGGGGTTCATTACCTCAAGGTGAAAGAGCCCAGGTGGGGAACGGTTCAGCGCGTTTACTGTAAGCACGCCAACGCCCCGCGTGTGGGGGTTCGGAACGGCACGTTGTGCTGGCTCATCGACATCCCGAAATCTGTTTCGGGATCATCCTCGCCGCCATGAACTGTTAAGCATTCCTTGACAGCTCTCCGAGGATTCCTCGGCAACTCACCCGCCAAAGGCGCAGGGCTTTCATGCTCTGCGCCTTTTGTCGTTCCAGGGGCTAACGAGCATTGTTTTCCCGGTTTTCCGTTGTTCTCAGGGCGGCGGCTTGAAGGGGCCTCGGGCAATCCCCCATTGCTCCCCTCATGCCGAAGTTTCTGCGCGCACTTCCCATTGCTTCCCGCCTTCACGGCCGGGTCGCCCCAAGCGCGTTGACCCACTCAACCCCTTGGAGGGTTTCTCCATGACCAACGATCTCATCGCTTTGCTCGACCCGCAGGAACGCGAGTTCCTCGCCCAGCAAACCACAGCAGAAAATCCGACCACTCCGGCCGATGTTCAAGATCCGACCGATCCGACGGATCAGCCCGATCCGACCGATCTTCAGGAGCCGACCCCGGAAGCCGAGCCAGAACAGAAGGCCCAGCCCGAGGAGGAAGACGACATCGCCGAGAACGATCCGCGCGCCATCGCCAAGATGCTCAAGCGGATCAACAAACTCACGGCCCGCGCTAAGACTGCCGAGGAGACCTCCGCGAAAGCGGTGTCCGATGCGGTGGCGGAACGCGAGGCCCGCATCGCCGAGCTGGAAGCCAAGCTCACCCAAACCACCCCGGCCTCTCCTGCCGAGGCGCCCGTGCCGACGTCTGCGGAAACCCCGCTGGCCCACGTCGAGAACGCCGCGCAACTCCAGGAAGAAATCGCCCGAGCCAAACGCATCCGCGCGTGGGCCATCACGCACTGGGACGGTGTTGACCCGGAAACGGGCGATCCCGTGGAAGTGCCCGACGGCAACGGCGGCACCCGAGTAGCCACGGCGGCGGAGATCCGCAGCCATTTCTCGCGGTGCGACGAGGTGCTCAACGAACACGCCCCGGCGCGAGCGGAGTTTCTCCGGCAACGCACCGAACAAATCGAGCTGGCGCGCACGGAGTATCCGGCGCTCTTCGACACGAAGAGCGACGAACACCGGCTTTTCCAGCAAGTGCTCCAGGCGTTGCCCGAGATTCGGCGCTTCGCCGATCCCGAGGTGTTCGTGGGCGAATGGCTCGAAGGTCACCGGGCCCGGATGCAGCGCGGCGAAACGCCCAAGCCCACACCCATCAAACAACCCGAGCGCGCACCTGCTGCGCCGGTCACCAAAACGCCCGTGCCCAAAGTCGCCACCGACAAACTGGTGAGGACCAAGGCCCTTGAAGAAGTGTTCCAGAGCGGCGGCAGCGCCGACGCGATCGAGCGGTTCTTCTTGGCCACAGCGAGCCGGGCATAACCAGACCCTGTTTCTATGCCTTACACCAACCAAGTCGCCCAAGTCGGCGCACGCGAGGATCTCTCCGACATCCTCGCCGTGGCCGATGCCAAGCAAATGCCTTTCATGTCGAAGCTGCCGAAAGGCGACACTCCGACCAACATCATCTACTCCTTCCAGGTGGACCGCTACGCGGACCCGAAGGCGGGCGGGGTGCCCGACGGCAAAGACGTCGACACCTTCTCCAACTCCGCCGAACGCCGGGCCCGTCTCAGCGCCCGGTGCGAGGTCTACCGTGAAGCGCCCATGGTGGGCTTCATCGCCGAGAACGTGCAGACCGTCGCGGGAGTTCCCGAGCGCGAGTTTGCCCGCGCCAAGCGCAAGAGCATGTACGAGATCAAGCGCAACATGGAGATTGCGATGCTCTCCAACCAGGAGTCCGCAGAGGACAACGGGCAGGACGGCAGCAAACAGCGCGGCTTCCAGAAATGGGTGCAGTCCGCCGTGCAGACCGATCTGCCCATCACCGACGCGGCTTATCGCACCCCGGCGGCGAGCATCTACAGCGGCGCAATGACGGACTTCGACGAGGACGATTTCCGCGCCATTCTCCAGAGCCGTTACGAGCAGACCGGCGTTGCCAAGGAACTCGTGTTGTTCGCGGGCACCCAGGTCAAAAACGCCATCACCGACTTCGGTCGGTATGCGCCGAACAAGGCGAGCAACACCGTGATCCGCCAATTCAACGGCGAGCTCAAGGACCGCGCCTTTGTGACGGCGATCGACCTCTACGAAGGCGACTACGGGGTGGTTGAAATCATCCCCGACCTGTTCGTCGGCGCCACCACGGGGGGCGGCACGCCCAACATGAAACACGCGGCCCTGGTGGACATGGAGTTCATCGAGCTGCGCACCCACACCGCGCCTTACTTCCGGCCCTTGCCCGACGGTGGCGGCGGCCCTCGCGGCGTCATCGACGCCATCGTGTCCCTCTGCGTCACCAGCCCTCTTGCCCACGGTAAAATCGCCGCTTCCTAAGTTATGAGCCAAGTCATCGAACTTCCCATCGAAGAGAAAGTGTCCACCGGGTGCAGTCACCTCATCAAGGTGGACCACACCGACCTGACCGAGACCACCGCAAACACCGCGCAGGCGATCAACATCGCCCTGGCCGCCGGGTATGCCGTGGGCGACTTGGGCCTGTTCAAGCTCAAGACCCCGTTCCGCAACAGCGCGGACGCGGCCCACAACACCACCACGCTGAGCATCGGCGACAACGCATCGGCCACGACCTGGCGGACTGCGGCCGAGCTCAACGCCAACGGGAGCAAAGTGGATTTCGGCGTGTTCACCGCGACGACCGGCAAAGCCTACACGGCGGCCGACACGTTCAAGCTCACGTTCGGGTCCATGTCCGCAAAGAACCTCGCGGCACTCAATGAGGGCGAGGTGCACCTGTTCGTGCAGCTCATCAACCTCAACAAGGCGTCCTAACCGATGCGTCCTAACTGATTCCACACCCGGCGCGCTTGGATGCCGCCAGGTGACCTCCTCCGTCCGGGGTGTTTTTCATCCGCCCCGGACGGAGCCCCTTCTATGATTCATCAGATCGACTGGAACGAGGAGCTTGCCCCGCTTGCGGCGGAGTTTCGCGCTGGCTGGAACGCACGGGCCGCCATGGCCGAGGTGCAACAGGCGCAGATCGCCTCCGCCAACGAACGGCTCCAGCGGGCACACGTCGAGGGGTTGGGTCAATGCACGCTCTCCGTGCATCCGGACATTTATTTCGGGCTCGAAGCGCTGCACGGCAAAGGGTGCTGGGCGGACAAAGATTTCCGGAAACGGTATCTGCGCGACAACCCGCATCTCCGGGTGAAGAGCCAGAGCAAGAACACCACGCTGCGGGTGAACGGACTCCGAGCATGACGTCGCCCAGTCCCCAACAGTGCAAAGCCATGAGTGTGCTCGGGTTCCTCCAGGTGCCCGCGCCCGAGGGCAAATGCGCGTGGGAACTGGAGGGGCACATCATTGAACTCGAACCCGACGCCGAGCCGCGGCTCCGGAAGATCGTCGAGGAACTGCTCAAACGCGAGAAAGCCCTGCGCCGATGAGGACCGTCACGTTCAAGAGCGTTCTGCACGGGGTCGCCAGTGCGCTGGGGCTGGATCCCGCAACCAATTTCACCTCGGCCCAAGCCGAGGGTCTCACCCGGTATATCAACAAACATCTGCGCCGGGCTTGGGAGATTTATCCGTGGCCGGAGCTGAGCCGGAGCGAGCAACGCTTCTTCCGGGACGCTTACTCGGCCGCGACCACCTACGCGCTCGGCGCCGAGGTGTATGGGAACGGCGGGTACTACCAGAGCCTCCAGGCGGCGAACCTCAACCACG